CTCGGTGATCAGATCGAATTCCTCGATATCGTAGTTCATCAGCAACCGATCGAAATCATCGAGGGCCGGCTGGATTAAATCCTGAACGTCGTCAACCGTGAGCGTTTGACCGTCTTCCGTGAACCCGATCATCGTCATCGGATCTACTTCGTTATCAAGGACATGCTGCATCACTGAATGAAGCATCGTACCCTTTTGGGCGTAGCTCGAAACTGGTGGCTCTGGCGCCGCCTCCTCGAGCGCGTAGCTGGCGTTACAATTTATGCGCCGCCAGGCAATACTCCCGCCCATTAATGTTGAATGCGCGGCCATTATTCTACGGCCTCCGCCGCCACTACAGCCTCGTGCGCGTCGAAATCAACCGTCATCTTTAAACTCTCGAACTCCATCTCGATCGTCTCGATGTCGCGGCGGTGTTCTTTAATCGCAGAGACCAGCGCACGCACCAACTCGGGCGTCGGGTTCTGCTCCAGCTCGATCGAAATCAAATCGTTTTGATCGAGCCGGTCAATTTGATAGGGGTTAAGCGGCATGATGTTGTCCTTCCTCTCCAACCATGTCTGAAAGCTGTCGACTTTTGTGCATCAGCGTTTTGACCACACTCTCGTCGATGCTGTTTGCTAAATGTAAAAAACGGGCGTGAACCGATCCGGTCTGTCCCATTCGGTGGACCCGCGCCACGGCCTGGGCGTTCTGCGAGGGCACCCAATCAGCCGAAACAAAAAGAACATCCTGGCAGTCACCGTCCGCGTGGAGTGTGATCGCTGTACCCGCTGCGGTTATCTGCCCGACGAACACCCGTGTGTCCGGATCCGCCATAAAATTATCGATCGCTGATTGGCGTGCTTTCGGCGGCACCTGTCCGTGGACCGTGACCGCACCGAATTGACTGAACCCGTCAACCAACGCCTCAATCGAATCTATAAAGGTCGCAAAAACACAGACCTTTTTAATTGCTTGGTCCTCGAGTTCCGGAGTGAGGATGTCGATCGTGTCACCAACCTTACAAAGCTCGGTGATCCGCCGGAGCGTCGTCAAATGAAAGAGCGCATCCTCCGAGCTGCCCTGTCCGCGGATCGCATTAATTACCGCGTTCATTTCAGCGCGATGCGTCTCCTCAAGTCGTCGGACCTGGCCGGCCGTCTTATCGCCCGATACCTCAACCTCGGAAAACCGGACCGGTGGCAGGTCTTGCAAAACATCTTGCTTACGAACGCGGTCGACATGGTCAGACATCGCCGACCATAACTCCCGCGCCGGCTCCTTCTTATTACCCCGGATCACGTTACCAAATCGCGTCTCCTCGACATCACAGAATGTGTGCGTAAATCGCGTGAAACTTAACACGCGACCGTTATGGTCTCTGATCAGATCGGGGCGCGCACCGCGCAACCATGGATAAATCTCTGATATATTGTTCGGCGCCGGCGTGCCGGATAACGCCCAGAGCTGGCGCCCCCGCTTGACCAAGCCCTGGCCACGCGCGCCGCCCGTGCCAAATATGCTACGTGTTCGTAGCGCTTTTACATTTTTACAATACTGCAACTCATCTAAAATTATGACGTCATAAGATCCCGAAAATGCAGTCGGACCGAACCCACGCACGATCGCGTCATAAGAGCAGATGATTACATCAGCATTTGTCACGTCAGTCTTGCCGCTCTCCACGACAACGATCTTTCGATCTCGGGTTTGCCACTTCTCAAACTCGCGCCCCCAGTTGCGCCGGGCAACCGCCGGACAAATAACCAGGATCGGAAGCATCTCCGCACCCTCCTCAATCGACATCTTCTGACTGATATCGCAGGCAACGACCGCGGTCGGCGTCTTCCCCACGCCCTGGTCCCAGTACAGGAGCGCCTCGGGCTGACCGGCCAGATAGCCGGCACCAATCTCCTGATGTGGCATTAGTTTATCCATCAAGAAACTTCCCAAGCAATCGCCAAATAGTTGATTGCATCCTTGATGCTGTCCTTAAAGGTCTCGGAATCGCAATCCACACGACGCACCCGATCGAGTTTCTCCAGGACGTTGCCAAGAACTACATCCTTCGGCGTCCGCTCGTTGCAAAAAAACGCATTCTGGAATTTGGCCAGCTCATCATAATGCACGCTCGCCGATCCATATACGCAATCGCGCGCCTTGAACGTCTCGACGGCTTCTTCAAGAATGGTCAGTGCTTTTCTTTCGTTCATTTCCCACTGTTTCCCTTTTCCAATTTGCGATGAGCAAGGCATCAGCCTTGTCGACATCTTTTTTCCGGTTGAGCTCATCCGCCAACCTTGGCCAGTATTGGATCGCGCGCATCCGCGCATCGTCTTTTTGCTGTCGATGGAGTCCGTAGTGTCGCTTCCACACATTGGGGCTCACATAGACGATCGGAATTTCAAGTCCGCCGAGGATGCCTTCGATCGTTCCAAGTGCTTGGCCAAACCGAAACATCGAGCTGACACCCTGGCCCGGCATAGCGCTCACCTTTTCAATCACAGCCTCGTCGGGCGCCCATAACCGGATAATCGATGAAAGCAGCGGCGCGGCAATCATTCTGTGTTTACTTTCGCCGGCCGTCGGTATGGATTTAACTGAAAGAAACCCCTGACCGATCATAGCGACAGCCCCGTTGATACCAGGGTCCACACCAAGCGTTTTGCGTTTGCTCAACATATCCGTAAAAAATATCCGTATTTGTCGCTATCAGTAACATAATGATTACTGACGATGAAAACAAGGTAATATTTTTTAACTCCGGATAAAAAAAAGACCCCGCAATGCGGGGCCTTTAAAAAATAAATTTATTTTACTATTTTGCGCTCGCTGCTCTCTTCTTTGCGGTTGATGCTTGAATGGCTTGTGCGATCTGTTTTGGTTTCGTGTTGTAGACCCGCACCGGTGGCTGAAAAGACTCACCATCAGCCGCTTGCGCTTTAACGATTAAATGTGCTGTCTCGCCTGGTTGTACGGAAACCTCTACGACCTGGCTGTCGCCCTCCACTTCAGCCTCGCCGTTAATGAGTTCCTCCAGACCAGTCTCTAAGATTTGGCAAATCGCAACCGCGATCTCCACTTTTGGGCTCACTTCGTTTCTTTCGTAACGTCGATAACCCGGCGCTGAAATTTGAAACCCCATGCCACATAGCCGATCAACCATACTATCCACTTTAATTCCACGACGTTCCCTCATCGTTTTTAGCTGTTGACCTATTTGATAAATAGCCGACATCCGACCACACCCTTCCTTTTGTTTTATATTTTAAATATCAATCAAGAATCAGAATATGAATCCGAACCCTCACCGAACAAAGTAACCTCCGAACAGTCGGACTTGAAACAATCCATAGAGGATACGGTTTTCTCGATTGGTTTACTTAACACAGGCCAACTCGTGTTTTTCTTTAAGTTCCTATTTGCCTGCGTTCTCCACCCGTCTTCGCTTTCCGTAAGTTTCTGCATACGATCCATCAACCACATTGTACCATAATACAGCTTGTACACGGTTCGTCTGGTTGGACGGATATGCTTTCCCTTGATCTGTACCCCGCCAACAGACCCCGGCCACCCCGTTTCTTCGTCGAGTGTGACAATCTGCGCCCGGACCATCTCTTTAATGATGCCCTTCGAAGTCGATACCGGACCAGAATTCGGCATAAGGCGTTTCAGATCCGGGTCGTTTCCGATGAACAGGCCATCGAAAATGGCCGTGGTCAGCGGTAAACTATGAAGCCAGGCACCGCACGAGATATGAATACCTCGGCTAAACCGCGGTGCCAGGGAATAGAGCGTGTGCTGAAGATCAAAATTTTCTGGATCGATCGGGTGCCTGATAAAAGACACCGGATAACACACACCATACTTTTCGAGGAGCTCTCGAGAGAGCTTACGTCGAAACTCGTTCACCCGTCCAACAGGATCAGGTATGCCAAGACGCATAAAACGTCGGAGCAAATCCATAGCCTGGGGGTCCTCTAAGGGGTCCACGATCTCTTTGTCGCCGGGATCCCCGTCAATTGAAACTACTGTCCCCATCTTCCTTAACCTCCATGTGTGAAGCCACGATATGGGTATGTTACTCACAGTGTCAATAATATAATTGACGTTATTGTCGGTAACACGTAAAAAACGCCCTTGATGTTACTGTTGGTTATTCCTATTTTACTGGTATGTACTTTTCGCACTATATTGAAGTCTGTGGAGACACGCACGAAACTCTCGCGCGCCGATTCGGATGTACCCGTTCGATGATCACACAGATCAGATCGGGAAAAAAGAAACCCTCAATTAACATGATGTCCCGAATTATCAACGCGACATCTGGTGACGTCTCGGCCGACGATCTGATCCGCGAATTCTCCGAGAATACGACTCGCTATCCTCAATAAATTTTACTGTCAGTAAAATTATTTACTGTTTTTATCTTGTAATGTCACCATTAGTAACCATATAAGTTACTATGAGTGAAATTATGAACAAAGGAAATAGTGAATTGGAAAAGCAAGAAGTTAAACATTCTTATCCCCGGGACACCCTCCTTAATCTAGGACCGGAGGGCTTCCTCGTCGTTCATGGCACAGACATTGAGGTTGTGTGGTGTGTAAAGACCCGCCGGTGGTGGACAAAGGACGCCCACACCTTGGGATTAAATCTCTCATCAAATCTGAGCGCCGAGGAAGAAAAAAAGCTGGAGGAGGTTTTCTTATCATGATGGAGCAGTTACCTCCCCTCCCCTCGTTCCTAGATCGCCGAGGCGAAAAGCCCCGGCGGATCGTGACCCGTAAACCGCAAACCGTGACCCGCAAGCCGGGGCCGGAGCTCGTTGACATCCACCTGGAGGACCAGGCCCCGCGCATCGGCAGCGGCCGCCGTCAGGTCGAGGTGGTCACGATCGGCCACAAGTGGGTCACCGTGCGGAGCTGGCCAGGCGGGCCACAGTGCGAGCCTGTCCGCCACAAGTTCAAGCGAGCCGACTGGGAAAGGATCAAGAAATGATCAGACCAATAGTAGGAGATGCGTTCGATTGTGACGCACTACGATATCAATTCGAGGAGATTGACGTCGCCGACAAGTACCTCGCCGAGGCGACAGAGGCGTGCGTCAACGAGACTTACGACGATAAGTATCTGATTGAAGAAGCGCGCTACCTGCTCGACGCCGCCATCTTGCAACGCGATGAAATCTTCGGACGCGCGTCTCGAAGTGACTACGACACTATTGATATCGAAGTGCGGCAGCTCGAGGCGTTTCTCCGAAAGCACGCCTAGACCGAGGGGTAGTTCGATGGCTTCAAAGATTAGGATATTACGGAGTGAGTTCAGCGATAGAGCCCGAGCGTACGAGGTGAATGTTTGGACTGACGGCCGGCAGTATTCGATCTTTGCTGCTAGCGAGCGCGACGCTTGGGCGTTCGCGGAAAAGCTTCGCCAAGCAATTGCCGACCACATGATCTCGGAAGTCCCGGAGATCTCATCAAATTACTGAAAAGGAAACCACCGGTAAATTTTATTACTTGTAAGTTACTGATGGTTTCATATATGTTATTAAGAGTTAAATGTGACCAGGGAATTTCTCCCCTGGTCACCCAGATCCACCGGCGGACGTCTCTGGAAAAGTTGACCGCCAGCAACATGGAGCACCAACAATGAGTTTTATGCGCTCAAATGACAACCTCCCAAAACCACCGTCTTTTTTAAGTCACGCGAGCTCGAGCATTCTCAGCCGGGTCGTGACCCGTCCTGTTCAGGGCATTGGCCGTGAAGGTCAGGCGCTCGATATGCCGGGCTACGTGGGCACTTACACGGTGCGCGACGGGCAACCGGTGCCGCTTGGGGTTGTGAGTGACAGCTACGAAGTCGTGCAGATGCGCGACCTTACGGATCTTGCCGAGACCGCGATGATGAAAGCGCTCAGTCCGGAGCATCTCGGCCAGGTTGAAATCCGAGACCAGTCCGCAAATAACGGAAGCTGGGTCCAACGTCAGTACGTGATTAAAGCGTTCTCCGAGGCTCTGGAGTATGGCAACACAACGTCATCCACCCTGGACATCGGCACCACCGTTGCCGCGACGTGCAGTATTACGACGTCATTTGATGGCGGGACTTCGACAAATCTCTCACTCGGATCGATCGATCTGGTATGTCAAAATGGCATGGTCGCGCTCAACGCAATCGATTTCTTAAAGCGCAGGCATACGTCCGGAGCGAACGCCGAGTTCTTTCGCGTATGGCTAAAAAACTTAATGCCTCGTTTTCAAGAACAAGTAGCCACCATGCGGGAGTGGTCGGGCACCAGCCTCACCTGGTCACAGATCGAGGACACAGTTCGGGCCCTGCCAAGTGTGAGCGACAAGAAGGCTGAGAAGCTCCTCGAGCGTGCTGCTCGTGAGTGTGCTGACAGGGGCTTCAACGTCTATGCATTAACGTCCGCGTTTACTTTTTACAGTTCACACAATTCCGACGAGTTCCCAATTCGGCAGACAGGTAACGACAACGTCTCGACGACGCTTAGTGATCGCCAGGTCGAGGTGTCTCGTTGGGTGAAGTCGGAACCCTTTCGCGCGCTTCTAGCTGCCTAGCGCGCGAGGGAGACCCCCCGGCGCTCATCCTTCCAAATGACCTCGGCGCCGGGGGTTTTCCTAAAGTCATTTATTAAGTTGTGGAGTTAACGATATGAGATTTCTTGAAAAGATGAGAGACGTTCTGATCATCTCGCTAATCACGAGCTTCTTCTGGCTGGCGCTCTATGTCAGCGTTTTGGACTCAGCGCTCGGGGTTAAGTGATGCGGGTTGAATTTAAACCACGTGCCCTGCGGTTGGATGAAGCCCAGCGGTTTATCAGGGATCACCACCGCCACATCGATCCGCCGCGGCGGCACAAGTTTTCCATTGGCCTCGATATCGAGTTTTGCCGGTATGACCGTCAGAAGGGTAGCATGTGGAATCCTTTAATATCGGTCCTCGCCGGCGTCGCGACGGTCGACAATGCTTCGAGCGCCTGGTCATCGCGAGACGATCTTTTGGAGATCCGTCGGGTCTGTGTCGGGGTCGATCGATCCGCAGAAGTCGAAGGCATAACAGACGACCATACAAAGAACGCCGCGAGCTATCTGCTTGGACGTGCGTCTCGCGCCATCTTCGATCTCGGGTACGTTTGGGCGATTACCTACACGAAGCCCCATGAATCGGGATCTTCACTCAAGGCGGCCGGGTTTGAGATGACCGACTATCGTGTCACGCGACAGGCGAACGGTGAAGTCGACGGCCGACTGCGCTGGGAAAAGGTGTCACCGGATTACCCGAAACTACAAAATTATGGCGCGGACGGCGTCCAAGACCGGTTTCGATCGGTGACCGATCGCTGCTTGAATGAGGTGAAAGAATTTTCGAGGGGGTTAAGTGATGCGAATTGTTCCCAAACATGATTACCAGTCGCCAAAGAATATAGCTCATTCCAAGGTAGTAGAGGAGGAGCGTTTAAAGAAGGAGTCGGCATGGCGTGTTATCGCCAAGAAGCCGCCGAAAGCGCGCGATTGGAAGGTCACAAGTGAGTGCCCCTATCGCGACGATCGTGACCCGTTGCGTTCGGTGCAGCGCGCCGTCGAAAATGGTGACCTGATCACCGCTCAGAAAAAAGTCGGGCCCAATGATTATGAGCTTTGGGCGAAGACACCTGTAAATAGATGGTAGTTGCGATCTACATGCTCTGCGCGGCCACCTGCGTCTCGATCCAGGCCCGTCCCGCCGCCGGCGAGCTTTGGACGTTCAAAGATTGCGGGGATTATCTGGAGCAAACACACGTCCAGGCCGGCGTGTTGGGGCTAACGATGTTGATGGGGGTCTGTATTCGTCCTCAAAATAGCCGCTCATAAGCACTGGACAATTTTTGGTTCGTAAACATATAACGATACATTAAGAGGTCTCACAGACGATGCCAGACGGTTTAAAGGGTATGTCAGACTCAAAGGTACTTACCGCGGAGCAGGCTGCCGAATATGTCGGTTGCAAAAACGCCCGACAATTCCGTCGTGAGGTCGGTCGGGGTATCTGGCCAACACCTATAGCCCGGTTCTCGCGACCGCAACGATGGTCTAAACAGCACCTCGATCGTGCCATGGGCGCTCTCGATGAAGCAAAAGATCCGCAGCTCCTTAAACTGGAGCAAGCGTTGGGCATGTCGTGAAGAAGATTCCCAACTTATCTATTCGTAAAAACGCCGCTGGCAAAGACACCTTTAAGTTTAAACCAACCCGTCCCATGCGCGCGGCTGGCTTTAATACCGTTAGCTACGGCACCAATCGTGAGCAGGCCTACGCTGACGTTGAACGCTACAACGCTGAATGGGAGGAGATGAAAGCCGCAAAAGCAGCGCTTGAAGCGCCTGACGCGGTGGTCGCCCGAACACAGGCACAGACAGTGGCGTGGCTCGTGGACCGTTTCCAGCATGACGTTACTTACTACCGAAAGAAGTCAAAGCGCACGCGCGAAGAATATGACCAGATGTTTGCGTACTTTATGGACGCAGGTTTTGGGGAGGTCGCAGCGGCAGCGGTTGAGAGGCAGCATCTTCGTGTCTGGCACGGTCAGCTCATCGATGACAGGGTGTCGACGCATAAGATCGCGAAGTGTTTTAAGTGTATACGCCGCCTCTTTGAGTACGGTCTGCTAGAGCTTAAAGTCGTCAACAGCAACCCGCTACACAAGTTTGGTGAGGAAAAGCCGGTCGGTCGAAAAACGGTGTGGCATAGTGGCGATGTGGCTAAGATTATTGCGGTGAGTCGCAAAGAACCCGAGCTTGAAGAATTTGCGGAGGCTGGGCAGTGCCGCAACTGCGGGGCTCCTGTCGAGCGCCTGACAGCTCGACCACGTCTGTATTGTAGCACAGAGTGCCGCACGGAAGCCGCAACCCGTAAACGATACCTTAACAAACGCGCAAACCGTCCCTACCCTTCGGTCGGCCTTGCCGTCGCAATCAGCGTGACCACGTCCCTGCCCCAACAGGACATCCTGGCGATGCAATGGAATCAATACGACGGGCAGGCATTCACTGTGCGGCAAATTAAGAAGCGCGGCGACTTCGATCTTTATATTCCTTTAACGCCAGAGATCATCGATGAACTCGACGCAATGCTGGCGCGCGGGGTCGAGTCGACCCACATCATCGTCTATGAAGGCACGGGCCGCCCTTACCGGGACAAGAACCAGTTCGGTAGAACATTCCGAATTGTTCGTGATCGTGCCGGGGTTACACCTGGTGTGACCTTCCAGGATCTAAGAACGACCGCCCTAACAAAGCTGGGATCCAAGTCAGCAACGAATGCGGAGATCGTCTCCTTCAGCGGCCACGCCGTAAATAGCCCGATCCTTAAAGAATACATCATGCAGACTAAGGAAGCGGCCCTGAATGCACGCCGTAAAATGGGCAATTATTTAACGGATGAGAACGAGTCGGAAACGACTGCGGAACAGGGGGTGCGCCAAAGGGTGCGCCAAGTGCGCCAAACCCCAGAAGGGGGTTCTTCTAACCCATTGCATTTATTGAGAAAAAATGGCGGGAGTGACGGGACTTGAACCCGCGGCCTCCGGCGTGACAGGCCGGAAAGAAATGAGGAATAGCCTCAATTTGGCGCACACCAAGGACCATACAGAACCATGGGGGTACACACAGGACAATACAGGGCAATAACGGGTCACTCTAGGGAGACCCGATCGAGCCATTCCTTCGCCCTTTCGCCAGGTAGGCGGTCCTCAAGATAACGCTCGCGGAGCGTCTCGATAGCGACCGTATAGGATGCAATCGAGTCTGCGACCCAGTCGTAATCGTCGGTCATATCGTGGAGTGTTTTAGAAAACAGTTTATGGACTTAATCGGGACATCCGGAAACTCCTCGGCAGCAAACGCGCGTAGACTCACAATATGTTCAGCAACGTGCGCGTAGCACTTTTCTTCAGTCGTGAATTCGAGTGGCTTGCCGTTGAAATGCGTCACCTCGAGAGCATCCAGTTCGCTATTCAACGACATGAACATAATGATGACGATCTGCCACATCAGTCCATCAGTCCTTTTCCTGTGCCGCCCGGATCCGACGTCGAAGGTCGCCGTAATCAATCACCATACGAAGGACTGCACTGCATCCGGTCGCTGTCACATGGTCACGAGGACACGGATCGCCGAGCGTCTTGAACTCTTTTGCAGCTTGATCCTGCACATCCCCGCTGTACTCGATTAGGGGCGGAGTGACGATAACTGCTTCACCCTTCTCGCTTGTCTTATAATC